CAGAAACAAGTTTAAATTAACACTTGACGAGGTTATCCTATTGATGATAGGATAACCTTAAATAAATAAAGAAAGAAAGAGAGGACAATATGAAATACTTTAGTTGGTACGCAAAATCACGACAAGCATTTATTAATTGTCGTGGAGTTGATGAACACGAATACTACGATGAATGGAGTGGAAAGTTTAAAACTTTTAAATCAAAACAATGGACAGATCAAAAGGGTTTTCCTTGTTACAATTTTTGGGATATTGACGCAGAACACCCAAGAACTGCAGTCAATTATTCTGTGAGAAAGGCGGAGGCAATATGAAATTATTAATTGGATTAAGCGGATTTGTAATTGCAATGTTAGGTGGAATTTTATCTTATCGATTTGATTTTACTATTGGATTACTCGTTGCATTCTTAGGTGTATTTATGTTTTGGTCAATGCTACCAAGCACAGATCAAAATGAAAGGCTAAGAAGATATGAGTAATTATAATTGGTGTCATGGTCCGGAGTGTCATGAACAACAAACACAATCAAGAGTGCGAGGCTCAGGCGATAATAAAGTTTTAAGAACTATTAAAATAAAACTTAATCCAAACTATCATAATATCCATAATTACTTTTGTAATACTAGATGTCTTTATGATTTTTTAAATAAACATGCTCAGGCTATCTCAGCCATTGCGCCAAGGCGCGAGCCGCTAGAAACACCGATCAAGGTTGTAAAAGAAAAGTACGAGAGTACACGTTGGGATTATGGCTCTAACATTGATGATAGACCACAACGAGTACCATACATGGCGACAAGAACTACAATCAAATCAGTTGACAATGACAATGGATAATGTAGGATAAGGATATGAAAACAGATACAGACAATAGAACAGAAGAAAGACGTAATAGATTTAATGGCGAGTCTATTATGTTAACTAAAGAAGAAGCAAGAAGACACGATTGTATCTTCTTAGCTGAGATCATGGCAACACTAGAAGATAAGAAACTTGGCACAGGTGCTAGCAAGCATTGGAAAATTATGAGAGATCATCTCGATTGGTTTCGTAAGAACAATGCTGAGGCTTACATGGTCTTGCTAGACTAATCATCAACCACGGTGCAGGCGATCGCTCGCCTGCACTTTCTTAAAATCTTTTAATCAATAGAGGTACCACACACAAACCGAACTTCGCGAGTAACGCGAACCCCACTTCCCTTTTATATAAAAAGGGGTCCCACTACTTCAGGTTGAATTGCTTGATTTAGAGAGTTAATGGTGGTAAAAAACTTATTGAACACCTAAGATGGTGCAAAAAATTTTATAAAATTTTTTATGAATTTAGATAATATAGATATAAGTAAACTACCTGCTGAAGTCCGTAAAGAATTACTCCAAGTAGATGTATTACTTGCTGAGAAAAAAATAAAAAATATGGCTCACAAGGATTTTATGTCCTTTGTCAAAGCTGTGTGGCCCGAGTTTATAGAGGGCGCACATCACAGAGTCATAGCACAAAAGTTTAATGACCTTGCTACAGGAAAAATTACGCGTCTAATTGTAAATATGCCACCTAGACATACCAAGTCTGAGTTTGCATCTTACCTGTTACCAGCATGGATGGTGGGCCGTAATCCAAAATTAAAGATTATTCAAGCAACTCACACAGGAGAACTTGCAATTAGGTTTGGTCGTAAAGCAAAAAACTTAATTGATTCTCCTGAATATCATAAAATTTTTAAAACTAGACTACAGGAAGACTCTCAGGCTGCAGGAAGGTGGGAAACTGCGCAAGGTGGTGAGTATTTTGCTGCTGGTGTAGGTGGAGCAATTACAGGAAGAGGTGCTGATCTACTAATAATTGACGATCCACACTCGGAACAAGACGCAATGTCAGCGACAGCGATGGAAAATGCGTACGAATGGTACACATCTGGTCCAAGACAACGTCTTCAACCTGGTGCAAAGATAGTTTTAGTTATGACACGTTGGTCAAAAAAAGATTTGACAGGAATTTTGTTACAAAATCAAAAAGAAGTTAAAGGCGATCAGTGGGAAGTGGTCGAATTTCCAGCGATCATGGACCAAGGAACTGAAAAAAAACCTGTTTGGCCGCAATATTGGAAATTAGACGAGCTTGAAAAAGTAAAAGCAACGCTTCCGGTTGGAAAATGGAATGCACAATGGATGCAACGTCCAACTTCTGAAGAAGGAGCCATAATAAAACGTGAATGGTGGAAGAAATGGGAAAAAGATTGGCTTCCAAGTTGTAATTATGTAATTATGTCTATGGATACCGCTTTTTTAAAAAAAGAAACCGCGGATTACAGTGCAATTACTACTTGGGGTGTGTTTCATCCAAATGAAGACTCTAAACCTAATTTAATTTTATTAGATTCACTAAAAGATCGTTATGAGTTTCCAGAATTACGAAGAGTTGCTCTTGAGCAGTATAAATATTGGAATCCTGACATGGTAATAGTTGAACAGAAGGCATCTGGAACTCCATTAACGCACGAATTGAGACAAATGGATATTCCAGTGATGACATTTACGCCAAGTCGTGGTAATGATAAGCACGTACGAGTAAATTCATGCGCACCATTGTTTGAGGCAGGAATAATATGGGCCCCTGATATGAAGTTCGCAGAAGAAGTCATTGAGGAATGCGCGTCATTTCCTTATGGCGATCATGATGATTTAGTCGATTCTATGACTATGGCTGTCATGCGATTCAGGCAGGGAGGCTTCCTACCCCATCCCGAAGATTATGAAGATGAAAAAAAAGAACCTAGGAAATTGGAGTACTATTAAAAATGGCAGTAAATGTAATATATGCAAAAGTTCTTGAGCTTCTTAAAAGAGCGGGAATTGATCCTCAAAAATTTATAGGAACTATAGATCCTAATAAAATTAAAAAACTTACAACTAAAACTGAGAAAACAGCTACTAAACCAAAATTAATAGATGCTTTAAACAAAGATAAAGCAACTTTTGGTGATGCGTTAAAAATATTTGAAAATGAAGCTAAATATATTTCTCAAATGAATGAAATGGAGCTGACAAATTTTGCTAACAATTTACAAGATTATTTTACAGTTGGTGGAAAAGTTAAATACACTCCATCCAACGTTGTAACAACAGAAGGTACACCTGTTGTTGGAAAAAAATTAACAAACCTTGCTGAACGAAAAGGCGCTGCGGGTAAAGCAGATGACACTTCTCTTCAGGGTTCTATGGAAGGTCTAATGTCCTTGGTCGATGAACTTAAGGGTATATCTCCAAAAATGAGAAATCAAATGAACCGTGATGAGTTAGCTAAGTTTCTTCAAAAGATGAGAGGTAGAAAATTTACCAATGACGAAATTAAATTAGTTCGTGAATATATGGATCAATACGGAATTGGTTTGGCTAAAGAAAAAGGAGCTCCAGCAATGGAGTATGCAAAAAAATTGGGAGCTAAAAATAAAGAAGAATTTCAATTTATAGAAGAGTATTTAGATAATATTCAATCTTATTCTCCACAAGAGTTTAGAGAAATGTTTGACGTTAAAAAAATTAACATGGATCTTTCAGATTTAATTGAAAGAAAATTAGAAAAGCATTTTAAGAAAAAATATAAATGGGACGATACTAAAAGAGATGGTGGGTTAGATGAGATTACTTATGAAAAATATGAAGATGATCTTTATGAAACTGGAAAAGAATTTTCTGATTTTCATCGAACCTATGACTCAAGCGCTCCGTTTGGAGAAAGCAAATATCAATCTTGGTCTAATAATCCAAAAAATTGGATAGATGAAGCAAGTGAAAAACTTCAAAGTATTACGGGTGATGGATTAAACGTAGATTTTTATAAAAGTTACACAGATGATGTTTTAGGTAAATATCCAAAACCAGAAAAATTTCAATACGGTGGTCCGGTGATCAAGGGCCCTGATATGGGGGCCACGGCTCACGGATCTGGGGAATTACTTGCACGATCTAGAATATTACAACCTGGAGGACAAACAACAACGTCAACAGGATTAAATTATTTATTAGGTGAAGACGATACAACTAGAATTCCTTTTGCTGGTGGTAAATTAGTTGACGCGAGTCGTAGAGGGTTTTTAAAATTTTTAGGTGGAACAGCTGCTAGTATTGCTGCATTAAAATCAGGTTTAGTAAAATTAATGGGTGGTAAAAATCCGGAACAAGTTAAAAAAGTAATTGATGAAGTTGTAATTGCTAAAGAAACAGGAGCACCAGAATGGTTTCAACCTTTAGTTAATAAAATTTTAAGAGAAGGGAAAGACACTGATATTACCTACAGTGAAAGACAAATTGGAAAAGTAATGGAGACACCATCTGGTAAAGTAGATGTAATTTATAAAATGGACACAGGTGAAGTAGAACTTTCATTTGTTGGAAAGAACACTGCCTTAGGTGAGCAAGTAGATTTAATTTATAAACCAGGACAAGCAGATGAAATGACAAAAGGAGCAAAACCTGCAGATGAATTTATAGCAGCGGAAACTGTTCCTGAAGGACATATGCATGGACCTGATGATTATAGTATAGATATTGGTTCTTTTGAATCATCAAATGTTGGAGACCTCTCATCAGATTTAACAGAACTTAAAACTTTTGCGACAGGAAAACAACCAACTATGAAAGAAATTGTTGAAGGTATTAAAAAGAAAAAAGTTAGAGAAACAATGGAAAAAGATCCTGGTCAATACTTAACAGACGTTTATGGTGACTATGATCCTTATGCATCCGGTGGGCTTGCAAGATTGTTAGGAGAATAATGCGAATAGATAAATTAAGAATGGGTGAAGCATGGATAAAAGAAGATGACGCTACACCACAAGAAGCAAAAGCAACTTGGGATACTTTAGAAAAAGAATTTGAAGATAATAGAAAAATGTTATTAGCAAGTGCTGAGACTGATGCAATTATTCAAACTATAGACGACAAGTTTGGTCCGGGAACCATGTTCCCTGCATCTGAGGCACCTATACCAGAAATGACGGACACTCAACGTATCATGGAGTGGGAAGAGAGAAATAGAAAAGCTGGTGGGGGACGGATCGGGTATGGTGATGGTGGAATTACACTTGTTAAAAATAAAAGTAAAAATGTTGTAGGTGAAAATTTAAGATTATTTAATCAAAATAAATTATATCATTTAAGATTAGGCGGAGATAAAAAAAATTATTATGGAACTAAAGAACAATTAACTAAAATATTTAATAAAAGAAGAACAGCTGGGGGAGCACAGGTTGTAAAAAGAACAATACCCCAAGGTTTTGTAACAGGAGAAGAAATGCTTAAAGCAGCTAAAAAGAAAAATATTTTTGTGGGTACAGGGAGGGATCCTAATAACTTTGCTACTGTTTTTGATTTTCCTAAAACCATGGTTAAAGGTAAAAATTTTTATGACATAAGTAAATTAAACGATGAAAAAGCAGTTGATACAATATTAGAAGCTCAAGTAAGAAGTGGTTCTGCAACTGATTATGCAAAGAAAAAATTTCCAGTTAAATCTGCATACGACCATACAAAGAAAAGATATGTTGCAGAGAAAGAAGCAGGGGGAGTCAAAGATAGTGGTTGGGCTGGTAAAAGAGGAAGCGGTGTTCAATTAGGGCACGCAGATGATTTTTGGTATGGTAGAAAAATTACTCCTCAAAATTTATTATACACTCCAACAGAGATTAATAAATTATTAGGTGATAAAGGAATGATCGACGATAAAATTCATGCAGTTTATGAAAAACAAGAATACGGAAAATTAACGAAAAAAGGTGAGGAGTTAAAAAAATTTTTAAATGAAACGGACGCAACGCTTACACGATTAGCTGATCAAACGGATGGTTTTAAACAAGTAACACTTAGTAATAATAAACCTTATGGGGGCGGTAAATTTAGTGTTGATATGTTCGATGAGTTTAAAGGAAAGTCTCAAAAAGAAACTATAGACTTTGTAAATAAATGGAAAGATAAAAAAATTATTACAGAAGAAATGGTAAAGAATAATCCTGACCTTAAAGTAACTCCATTAGACGAAGTAGAAAATATTAAAAAAGCAAACTTTTTTGAAATAAATAGAAAAGCAGCTTATGACGCTGCTTTAAAAATGAGCCAAAAAGACAAAACTAAAATCATGGAAAAAATTAAAGAAAAGGATTTTAATAAACAAATTTCAAATTACATTACAGGTAAAACTAATAAGCAACCAATGGTTTCGTCCGGATTAGCTGGTGCGTATGATCAATTATTAAATGACCCTGTAATGAAAAAATTATTAAATTCTAAAGGTTATAAAGATTTTGCTAAACTTGCAAAAACACCTGGTAAATTTTTTGGTATTGGAGATGTTGCATTTGGTTATTTAGATTTTTTAAATAATACACAAAAAGGTCAGGATACTGAAACAGCTACTAAAAATGCAATTTCAGCTATGACATTTGGTGGTTATCAAGGCGATAAAAGAAAAAGAATAGCGGATATAAAAGAACTGGCGGTAAAAGGAGGTGTAAGTCCAGAAGTTTTTGATAACATAACAGTCTTTAATGAAAATCAAAATAAATTAGTACAAGCTATTACCAATGCAAAAAATAACTGGGACTATTATACAAAAAAAGGTTTAACCGAAGAAGCAAACAGAATAGAAAAATTGGGTGGTCAAATTGCAACAAATTTTGCTAAAAACATTGAAGATGCTGGTAAGTCTTTAAGAACTAATTTACAAGTTCAAGAAGCAGGAGCCCCTATTGATATTAATGTAGATGAACAATGGAAACAATCTTTTGAAAATGTAAGATCAGCAGGTATAGATTATAGAACACAACAAGCTAAAGAGGCTTACGATACACAAAAAAGACAAGTGAACCCAGGTGCTGGTGAAATTGGTAATTGGTTATTAAATAATATTTTTACATTGAATGCACGGGAAAAAGCAGATCTTCAAAAACAGCTTAATGATATGGATGAAAAAGAATTGTATAGATATAATTTACAAAGAGGTATTAGCCCCGATCAACCTTTGTCTGGACAAAGCACTTTAGAATTTATACTTCAAAATCCAGAAATATATGGAAGTCCACAAAGTTATTTTGATGGTGGCATAGCAAGTTTAAGGAGGAAAAAATGATAAAAGACAAAAAATCAAATCAACGTAAAAATCCCACGTTGGTTAATAAAAATCCTGCATTTAAATGGTGGGCAGTTCCACCTAAAAAAGGACCTTTATCACAAGGCTTGAAAATTAAGCCAAAACAAGTTAAGAAGGTATAGGAGAATTTAAATGGCAGAAATTGATAAAAGTCTCCCAAACATTAAAGAACCTGAAGTTGAAGTTCAGGAACAAGATATTGGGATATTTGAAGAAACACCAAAAGGACCTGTAGAAATTACTGAAGACGAAGAAGGTGCAACAATTGACTTCGATCCTAACGCTATGCAAATGCCTGAACAAGGTGATCACTTTGCAAATTTAAACGAACTTCTTCCTGAAGACGTTACTGATCCAATTGGTGGTCAATTACAAAACGATTATCAAGAATACAAAACTTCAAGAGCTGAATGGGAAAAAGCTTATATTACGGGTTTAGATCTTTTAGGATTTAAATACACAAATAGAACAGAGCCTTTCCAAGGAGCAAGTGGTGCAACTCACCCAGTTCTTGCAGAAGCTGTTACACAGTTTCAAGCACTAGCTTATAAAGAATTATTACCCGCTGATGGGCCAGTAAGAACTCAAGTAATGGGCGCGACTAATCCTGCAAAGGAAGCACAAGCTCAAAGAGTTAAAAACTTTATGAATTATCAACTGATGGATCAAATGAAAGAGTATGAACCCGAGTTTGACCAGATGTTATTTTATTTACCTTTATCTGGTTCTACATTTAAAAAAGTTTATTTTGACGATTTAGTAGGAAGAGCTGTTTCAAAGTTTATTCCTGCCGATGATTTGGTCGTTCCGTATACAGCTACCTCATTAGATGATGCGGAAGCGGTCATTCATATTATTAAATTGTCTGAAAACGAATTGCGTAAGCAACAAGTTAACGGTTTTTATTCTGATATAGAATTATCAAAACCAACAGGCACGATTACAAATAAACTTGAAGAAAAAGAACGAGAAATCGAAGGAATTACAAAAACACAAAGAACGGATCCTTTATACACACTTCTAGAATGCCACGTTAATCTAGATTTAGAAGGTTTCGAAGATGTTGGTCCTGACGGAGAACCAACTGGAATAAAATTACCTTACATCGTCACAATCGAAGAAGGTAGTCGGAAAGTTTTGTCTATTAGACGAAACTTCGCGCCCAATGACCCTAATAAAAATAAAGTCCAATATTTTGTCCACTTCAAATTTCTGCCAGGACTAGGATTTTATGGCTTAGGACTCATTCATATGATTGGCGGACTGAGCCGTACTGCAACTGCGGCTCTCCGTCAATTATTAGACGCGGGAACGTTATCAAACTTACCGGCAGGATTTAAACAACGAGGAGTCAGAGTTAAAGACGAATCGGCTAATATACAACCAGGAGAATTTAAAGATGTTGACACGCCTGGTGGTAATCTAAAAGATGCATTTGTATTTTTACCATACAAAGAACCTTCACAAACTTTACTTTCATTAATGGGTATTGTTGTACAAGCAGGACAAAGATTCGCGTCCATTGCTGACATGCAGGTTGGGGACGGGAATCAACAGGCCGCTGTTGGTACA